GTCCATTGTTTCCACTAAATCCTTGTTCACCCGGTACAGGAGCCTGTCCTACACCTATGTTTCCGCCACCTGCTCCACTAGTATCCATAGCATCTGCTCCTGCGGGAGCACCTTGTGCTGCCGGTGGTTGTTGCATTTGGAAACCTTTTAAAATTTCCGCTTGGAGTGCAGCGTCACTCATACTGTTTGTAACTTTTTCAGGGTCAAGGTCCATTGACTTTGCAATCTCCCGAATAATATATGGGAATTTTGCAAAGGGAGCAAGAGCAGGACTACTTGCAATCTGTAAGAACTGCATAAGTCTTTGGCTACGCACTTCATTAGCCATTAGGCTTTCTGTGCCTCGTGCCTTAACTTCTAAGTCGCCTTTAATGCTTGGGTCAAAATCAAACTGCATATTAAAGCGAAAGAAACCTTCGCCCAAAGGACGTAACAAATAATCGTCTACGTTCTTAATAACACTCTTAATGCTTCCACTAGCTGCGTTCATTAGCATACTAATACCGCTAGCAGTACGCCCAACTCCAGATACACCTGTCTGTCCATGTGCGAAAGAAGGTAGTCCTGTGCTTTCATCGGATAGCTGTCTAGCTTTATCAAACATCATCATGTTTTCGCTAGAGACATTCGGATACTTAGTACCAAAGATAGCTTGTCCCGGTGCACCACCCTGTCTGCGGAATACCTTACCCGGATATACAGATAAGTCTTGTCCCGGCACTAGGTTAGTTTCATCTACCTCAATAAGCAAGTTACCGGATAGAACAGCATTATCTACTGCCATACGCATGAAACCATTCATTAATGTCTGCGTATCTTCCATGTTCTCCGCAATACCAATGCCAAAGAATGAATATGGATTAAGCTCATAAGGAGCAGCAGCATATGGAATTTTTGCAGGCTTAAACGGATTAAGTACCATGCGAATAACTTTATTGTTACATATCCATACGTTTGCCTGTAGCTCGTCAAAGCCTTGCAACTCTTTTGGTATTTCTACATTCTGCTCTTCAAGCATTTCAGTATCAACCATACCCCAGTATTCTAATACTTCAAATCTATCTATGCCATGCTCAGGAGCATAGTCAGCTAAATCGTCTTCCCAGTACTTCTTAGTATAGTTTTCGCCCATATCAATACAGTTATCAATAACATTAGAACGGAAGTAGGGACGTTTCTTCAGATTACGCAATTGTGTACGAGACAGTTTATGTCGCTCAATTACGTACTGAACTTCATCCATATTATTTGCATCGGGGTCAGGGTAAAAATTCCACACTGAAACGTGTGAAACTTGTGGGATTGTTTTAAATATAGGTGAGTATTCACCCTCGTCATCCCAGTTAGGATATTCTTTATCTGTAGCAAAAGGACCTTTCATAATCCCCGTGCCAAACAAAGCTAGTTCAAATGCACTACTGCGTAAGTTTTTATTAGCACCAGACTCTTCTAGTTGGTCATGGATTTTCTTTTGCATTTTCTTAGCCGCAATCATTGCAGGACTAAACTCAACCGCACTAGGAACTGTGGCAGGACCTTCTTTTAGTTTGTCTTCGACAGGACTAAGTTTGTCTGCAAGCGGTCCTAGTTTCTCTTGTAGAGTTTTTATAGTAGCACCTGCCTCTAACTCTTTGCCATCCCCATTAAAACCATAAGGACTTTCCATACTAGGTTCTTGCATAGCTTCTTCTGCTCCCGGAGGAACAGGCTGAGTATCAAAGTTAACGGACTCTACAACACCATCTGGTAATTCAGTAGGGTCAATAGAAAGAGGAAACTTATTGTTAGCAAAAAGCACATCTACGATTTGTCCGTAGGCTGCTAGCGTTTTTGTTTTTGTTACCTTAATAAATACACGAGACTTTTCAACTTCAGTAAACTGCACATCAGGCCCATATAAACCACGGTAGTTTCTGTAAGAACTTAACCAACGGTCTTCGTCTTGCTGTCTGTAGTCTTCTGCCTTTCGATAGCGTTCCATAATGTACGGAATAATATTTTCAGCAGGAGTATCATCATAAGAAGTATCTTCTGCATCATCTAATGCTATCGCTTCGTCTTCAATTAAAATTTCGTCTTCTGCCATATTTAGTATCCAAAGGTTGAATCAGCTACGTATTGTTGACTTGGGCGACCACGTGGGTCGTAATCAAATATGCTAAATTTAGGTCGTGACATTATACCATATCTTAAAGCATCATACAAGTGGTCTTCTGAAGTAGTATCAATATCTTCTGAATTTTTCTTGTCTATTGGTAGTGAAGGTAGTTGTGAAATTATATTAGTACAAGTATTAAAGAATACAAGTCTAGGTTCTTCTGTGTGCTCATCTACTTGTAATCTTCTGTGTATTTCGTTTTTACCGGCAACACGACTGCCTTTACTTCTGTCTGAGGGCCGCCAACGACAACCCTTTTGTATCATCTGTTCTGCTAGGCTAGGACCAGTATCTCCACGTTTATGCCAAAGAGAACTATCGAGTACTCCATACTTAATGTTTCCATCGCCTGCTTCTAGGTCAAGTATCTGGTCTGCTAAATCAGTAGCCAATACTTTAGTCACATAGTGCTCACGATATACAATAAGTTGTTCTGAAGGAGCTACTGCTATCCACAGAACACCACTCCAACTTCCGTATCCATAGTCACATGCTCTAAACTTAACCCAATTAGAAGGTATTTCAAAAGGCTCAACTACGTGTATGTCACGATTGAACTCAGTAAAGGCTGCACCTTCTTTGATGTCCCAATCGCCTTCCAACAACTGCCTTCTTTGTTGTTCAGGAAGTGACAGCAACATTGCTTCATAATCCCCACCCTCAGAAAGATGTGGGTTATCCGATAGCCTTGCCGGTATAAAACGCCTTTTAAACAAAGGCTTCCCTGCCTTAACGTGGCCGGCAGGATACCGCAAGACTTCTCCGGTTTCATTATCCGTAGCATCAAACGCTGTGTTATAAGGAGCAGGGTCAATAAATGTTTTCTTAACCCACGCATGTCCCCTACCACCGGGGTTAGTCGTTGCTCTCATAAAGATAGGTAAGTCAGGAGCAGTAGAACGTAAACGACTTCGCATGTAATTCCATGCATATTCGCTAGACCACTGCGTTAGTTCGTCAAAGCCTATCCAACTAAATGCCAAACCTTGATAGCGTAATACATCATCATCTCTATCAAGGTAAGACATCCATAATCTTGCTCCCGAAGGAGCGGTCCATTGCATCTTACGCTCAGACCATTTTATGCCGGGCCATATCTTCGGATACAACTCTTGTGACTTGAAGATAAGTTCACGAAGTTCCTCTGTTGTATGTCGAAGAAGTAATCCACTAAATTGTGGATGGCCCATGTAACGAAGGGGGTCCGCTAACATCGCATAACTTTTACCGCCACCGGCACTTCCCCCATACAGTACTTCTCTCTCACTAGCTGCTAGAAAATCTGTTTGTGGTCCGGGGTTAGGTTTAAATAGTACATTGGCTGTTTCTTCAATAGCCTGAGTCTCATACTCAACCACTTTAACTTCTGGTTTAGGAGACTGCTTCTTTTGCACCCGTTCTTTTTTCTTCGAGGGCTTCCGCTTTACGGATTGCTTTTTCCGCATACGCTGCCCACTCACGGAGGCTTTTAGCTTGGTTCTTACGCTGTCGCTCATTCTGTAACCGTTTTCTTAACCCTACATGAGAAATGTACCTATTGGAATTAGTACTAAGCCAATTAGCTACTTCACGATAGGAGTATTGCTTTATAAAATTTCTTGCCTTTTCAAGCAAGTCAAGTTCGATAGATATTGGGTCAAGAATTTGGGGGTCATCTTCATTAACTTTGTATCCGAATGGTACGGTACGTGCAATACGGGGAATTTGTACCCACTCGTTTTCATCTTTAATGTCTGTTGGCTGTGGAAGTTTCCACTTGCCTATGCTTTTAGTCATCATCTTCTTCTATTATAGCAGCTTTAGGTGGCATTAACATTACACCACCCTTAGCTTCTACTTGTACTTTATCTGTTTTTACAATACCAGTGCGGTCTAATAATTCTTTAGCCGCAGATAGTTTATCTTTAATACCTAATTCAGTAGGGTCAAATAAGCCACCCACCATAGCCATTGCAGCTTTAGGTGCATTACGTGCCATATACATTTGAGTGGCTTCCAATATTTCTTCTTTAAGTCCTTTGACTATTTCAGAAGTATTAGTGCTTTCAGAATAACCTGCAAGTTTTTTAGCTGCGATAATATCTCCGCCTGCTTCTTCGAATAATACTGCAAGTAATGTTTGTTGTTTTTCACTTAATTGTCTTGGCATTATACTATCTCATGTATCGGGTGTCAACCCTATTAATATATTTAATGTTATTAGCCTCGTCTAAACTTAGCAGCTTTCTTAGCAATGTTTTTAGGTTGCTTTACAAACTGTTTGCCTTTAGCTGTGCCTTCTCGTTTTGCTCTAGTTGTAGCAGAGTACTCCGAACTTGTCAAGGCTTTTATAGCTTTTTTCGGTAAGTATCTTTCACCTGTCGCAGACTTTCCTTGGGTAGAAGGTTTTCCAGATTTAGTGCCCCACTCTTCTCTAGTCCATTTATTTAAAGACTTTTGTGATTTAGATAGTGCCATTACTTATATCCACCACCTTTTGCTTTATACTGTTTAGCAAGCATCTGTGCTTTACGAGCAGACCATTGTCCGGCTTTACCACCTTTAGTACCTGCTTTTATTCTATTAAATAAATTCTTTCGCATAGTGGGCTTTGTGTAGTTACCTGCGGAATTAACTGTACTTTTCTTTTTAGCTTTACGTTTAGCTACTGGCATATTTAACTCCTTTGAGGAATATACGATTCTTCAACATTAAAGATTATAGTTACTGCGCTATTGGCACTAGCTAATCCTCTAAACTTATCTGCTTTATAAAGCCACATACTTTCAGTAATTTGAAGAAGGCTATTAGGAACAAGATTAACTGTTTCTGCCATAGTATGATAAGTAGTAGTTTGACTGTCGTACCAATCTAGACTAAAAGAAACCGAACTACTAGAAGCATTATTTACGTAAATACTTTTAATGTTTGTTTCGTAGTTAGCCGGAACAGTATACAAATCTTGATTAGCTGTTGTTAGCTCTACGCCTACGGTACGATTTTTTGTTGGGTTCATGGTGCTGTATTCGCTATGTATATAATGTCAAAAGCTGCTGATATTTTTAAATCTGCATTACTACTAGAAGCAACTGCTCTAAATTCAATATCTGTTTTTTCTGGTATTGGAATAGGTGCTTCTAATGCTTGATGAAAGCTAGCTTGAAAAGTATCAAAAATATGTTGAGTTCTAAATACCCCGTTTAACTCACGAGTTAAAATTCTAATAGTTGCAACTTTATTATTTTGTTCAGTAAAGGCTGTAACATCATACTGAAATAAATAAGCAGTGTAGCCTGCAGGAACAGTCCACATTGCCATTAAAGTTTGATGGTCACCATTGATGCTAGCATAAGTAGTACCACCATTAGCAATTGAAATAACACCATCTGGTTCTGTAGAGCCTGAAATAAAAGCTCTATATACTCTTAAAAAAGTTGCTGTGGTAGTAGCTGTACCAGAACCCGCAAGAGTAACCTCTTCAGATATTTCATTGTAGCTACTATCTAATCCTTGCACAGTAACAAGAACACCATTATCTGTGGCTCCGGATGCACTAGTAACTGTCATTGCAACTGCACTAGATGGATAAGCATAAATGCCGCCATTTTCCCAAATAGTTTCTTCTACGTCTTGTATTTCTGCATTGTATCCAAACTTAAATACTCGCTTATGCCCTTCGACTAATCCACGAGATACTTGTAAAGGATATGGATAATCTCCAACGCCACCACCAAATGTAACTACTTCAGGATAATGTGTAATACTCATTATCTACTTTCCCAATATTCTGTGCCATAGCTATGCAATATTTCTTCGCCCTTACTTATTTTTTCCAAGGCAAAGAATCTAACAAACCGGTAATCTTCTTCATAAATTTCCCACTCAGCGTTTGGACTTTCGCTATGATTGTAGACCATAGCATAGCCAAGCGGGATAAGATATTCTTTACTGTCTGGATTAGGCGATTGAAAGATGTAGTCATGCAAGATACTATTCTTTCCCAAGTCTTCGTCATCTGTGACAAGATAAGGGCATAGTTCAATCGTATCCCCCACAGAGTATTCTTTACCTGCGAAGATACCTTGTCCATGTATTTCTGAATCACTGACATATAGCACTACCTTTTTTTCTTAGCCATTCCGCCACGCATCATTTTCTTCTTAGCAGTCTTAACCATTCCACCGCCACGCATTTTCTTTTTAACAGCACCGCCACGCATCATTTTCTTTTTGGCAGTTTTAACCATTCCACCACCACGCATTTTCTTTTTAGGTGCTGCAGGCTTTTTCTTTTGTACGGTTTTTTCTGAAGCCTTTGACTCTGGATAATTTAAAGCTCCTTCACGAATTAGTTTATTTACTAATTTGTATGAGTCAGAGTTTAAAAATTGCTTTGCGGATTGTCTAAAATCTTTCATGGACATTTCTTAGTTTCCTTCTTTCTATAACTAAACTGTTGTAAACATCATCAGGAAAGTGGGTGTAGTATCCTGATTTTTCTAAACTTAATGAGGCATCATCAAGCAGGGATAGCTTCTGTATAAACACCATACAGTATTCTAAGTTTGTATCTGACACACTGTCATCTATTAAAAATTCTAGTCCGGCTTCTTCCGCATCGTACTCTGGATGAAACACCATAAGGTGCATATCTTTTCCGGTAGCCGCTAAAGCTTCATTCATACCATCACAAAAACCATCTAAGTAATCTACTTCTGGTAATACGGTACTTGCCCATACAACTATGTCATACTTATGTGAGTCAAACTTACTAACTTCGTTTACTAGTCCATCTAGTCCGGTATCAATACTAAAAGTTACTTTATCTTCTATCCAAGCTTGTTTAGCATATGGACAAGGGGCAAGTCCGTTAAGCCTTTGTTGTGGTATTTCTAAAAACTCATTAGACCACTTGCGTACATCTTGTTCTACTGGATGCACAGCTAAACGTCAAAGCCCATTTTACGAACAGCTTGTTTGCCTTTGTCTGACTTAGCTAAATTCTTTAAGCCTTTATTAGGTAGATTATCTGAAACAGAACCCCCGGCTGCATACATATGCTCTTTACCATTAGCCATGCCACCACGCATCATACCCTTTTTCATTTTCTTTAATTTACTTTTTGGCATAGTACTTATACCAATAGAAATGACAGTTACATCATCTTTGCTTTTTTTCTTTATGTCGCCACCTTTAGCTGCTTTAACTGGTTCTGGAGCAGGCTCTCCTCTACGATTTAATTCTGCTTTAATGTTTCGTCTGTCTTTTAAGGTTAAAGAAGAGTCTGACAAAAGAGCACTTTTCAAAAAGGCATTAGTTAATTTATTATACTTTTTTGTTATCGTAGACGTTTTTATTTTATCATATTTAGTTGTAGCCATTACGTGTTCCACTTACCTGTTCTAATTTGCTCAGTAACTTCTATTGCTCTATTACCAACTTGCCTTGCCCATCGGCTGTCCATCATCTCGTCTGCCGCCTTATCCCACTCGCCTGACTGCATATATGACAGCGTGTTTTCAAATTTCTTAACTGTGCCAATGCCGACATTAAATGTAAAATTAATCATGGCACTTATTCGTGCATCGTTTAATTCGTCCATCCAAGGGAAGGCGTGTAGCAGTTGTCTTGTTGCCTCTTGGATGTCGTGACGAAGTAGCATATTAGCCTCGTCCTCTGATATGCCAACGTCCTCAAGATTTCTTCCAATTCCTATTGTTAGCTTACCTGCGGTACACTTGTAAGGTTTTAGCTTCATGCCCTCATGTATCTTTAACTGCTCAATTAGTTTATTCATTTTTTAGCTACGCCTGATTTCTTTTCGTAGGAGCGCATTGCACCCATTCCCAACATACCCATTAGTACAGGCGTTAATAGTGATGCATCTACTTCTGGAACAGTAAACCATATGCCAAGTATTTGCGCTATGATGACATTATATAATAATCCAAGACCGCATATCCACCCGACAAATGGTCTCCAACCGCCAATAAATAGTGAGCCTGTTTCGGCTTCTGCCTTGTTGACTTCTAGCTGACCCTTGGCTAACTCCTGTGCGTGTTTCTCAGACATTGTGGCTATCTCGTGTGCCAACTTAGCCGCTTGGTCTTTGTCTGTGATTACCTTATCCAGTAATCCTGTAATTGGTGATATTAGCTGACTTAACATTATGGGTCCTTACTTTAACGGATTCTTCACCGCTTCATCAAACGCTTTCCACAAATCTTCAATCTCATTATTATACAAGTCGAGTTTGTCTCCAAGCCCTTCTGTAATAGTTTCGGACTTTTCAACTTTACTTCTCAAATCAAGTAATTCTTTTTGTTGGTCAAGTATAGCGTTCATTTGTGTACTTATTTCAGATAGCTTAGGAGCTAGTCCCCTAACATCGTTATCTTGCATTGCTTGTTCTAGTGATTGTATGCGACTATTAAAGTCACCGTCTATTGTAGATAGTTCTGATATACTAGTAGAGTAGGCTCCATTGCTTTCTTCTACTATTTCAAAACGCTTTATTGCGTCATAGCCAAAGTATATTGCACCGCTAATACCAGATAATACTGGTAATGCCAGAGTAAGCCATATCGCCTTTAGTCCACTTAAACTCACTTCGCTCATTGCATATACATCGTATTGTTATAAATATCATCTGCACTTACCATCTTTTTCTGGAAGAAGCCAGAGAATGACATGTACAAGTCATTGTCGTAACTAATCACAAACTTGTCAATATCCTGAGTATATTCAATGGCACTGTAAGAAGCCACCGCAATATTGTTTTGTGCTGAATAGTTGTCAACGGCTGACGTAATACTGTCATCCTGTGCAGCACTTAAAAACGCACCCGCTTGCTGTGCAAACTTCTCAACGTCATTTAATGCTGTGTTGTAGTTATTAACGTCAGTCTCAGTGATTGTCATATCGGTCTGCGCTAGTGCTTGCTGTACCTGTAATTGCTCCTGAGTAGTATCCGCATTAACGGCTAACTCTGCAACAACACTAACTGTAGATAGCTTGGTTGTTGCGCCCATCAAGTCATCAATAGCCATGTGCATATTGTCGATTGCCTCGTTATGCTTTTCCTCAAAGACATCCTTGGCGGTAAGGTAACTTGTGTTCAAGACTGTCTGAATTGCGTTATTATACTGCACGACCATTGTCTCGCTAATCATAGCCTCGTTGCTAATGCCTGTCTCAACAATATTACCCTGATGGGCATGCATATCGACTGTCCACGCATGATTAGATAATTCTAACTTCTGGCGTATTGCATCTGCCGCATTATATAGATTAGCGACTGTTTCGTCTGCGTGTGCGGCTTGACCTAAAACGCTCAGAAACACTGCGGGTATCACTAGTTTTTTCAACATCGTCTAATTCCTTACCTATTCTTAATAGTTTGTTCCAGAACTTCTTTTCTTTTCTATACCCAATTATATATTCTCTTGGGTTACTCCGCATCATTTCAAATGCCTCACGACCTACTAATAACTTACCCTTATCAACATCCATTACGGGGCATGGCGTATTCGCTAATGCCATTGCCTTGAACACTGCCGCATTGCCGCACATTACAGATATACCTGAGACTTGCAATCCCATGCCGCCTATCTGCTGTGGCGTACCAATTAATCGTGCATCCTTACGCCTGTTGCACTCGTCATCCTGCTCCATACCGCCAAAGCTAAAAC